TTTGTGTAGTTTTACCTTGAAAACAATCACTAGCGCCTTGTGCCACTATAGCAGGGTTTGTACCAACCGCTTGTGCGCTTATTTTACCGGCTGATATTGGGCTAGTAGTACCCACCAACAGGTTGCCGCCATAAGTAAACCTAGCTGTCTCGCTACCTGCTGTTTCAGACCTAATAATCAAATCATTAGCATCAGCGCCAATAGAATGTTGATTGCCGCCAGCGGCTTGGTACTTTGTTTTACTTGATAGGTAGAGGTCTTTGAAGCGACCAGTTGAATAACCTAAGTCGATAGCGTTATCTCTAGCTGTTCCTGTTGCAGTAGAAACAGGGTAAATAAAATCACTAGCATCCAAAAAACGTAAAGCTGTATCGCCTGTGCCAATGTATAAATCGCCACCAGAAGTACCAATACTACCTACGGTTGTGCCGCCTTTGCGGAATACTGCAATGTCGCCATCACCGTTATCTCTGCGAAACTCCACCGCATATGCATTGTCTACACGAGAGATAAGCTGACCCGCTTGAGTAATGGTTGTTGAACCCAAAGCTTCTGGTGAAGTACCACCCACCAACAGGTTGCCTGATGAGTCTATGCGCATGGCTTCTGAGGCAGTACCAGAACTTGTGGTATTGAATATCAGACTACCGTAGTTAGTACCCCCTGCTGTTCTTTTTCCTGTAATGCTTGCTAAATTTATACCTGAAGAACTGTTAAAGAAATTGATTGTGCTTATATTATCTTCAGAGTTAGGCGCAGTCCCTGTAAGTCTTATGTTTCCTGATGAGTCGATGCGCATGCGTTCGTCAAGTGTCGAGGTATTAACGTCTGTTGTACTTAAAGTTAAATAAGCACCGCCAGAGGATGAAGCTGAAAAAGACTTAATGGCAGTAGATACGCCCTCTGTAGGGTTAGTTGCATCTTGCGTATAAAACTCAATCCCGCCTGTTTGTTGATTAGCGTCTTGTTGCGAATCTCTATCCTGAATACGGATAGTTCCAGAAGTAGCTCCTGCGTTACTGTGTTCTAAATGCAAGCCTGTAGCAGGCGAACTAGTACCAATACCCAAAGACTCCGCAGACGCATCCCAGAACAACTTAGCCGTTGTGCCTGTGTCCTCGTAGAATGCAACATCTTGGTTTTGGTAAAAAGCTGCAACTTTATTGTTATCTGTATCCCAGATACCCATTGCCTGTGCAACATCAGCGCCGATAGTACCTGAACCAACAGATGACCCTGTTCGGGAAAATGTAATCTGTTGAGATGAAGGGTTATTGATTGCAGTGCTACCATCAACAGTCAAACCATCAGCGGTCACTGTGCCAGTAACGTCTATGCCTGTGGAGTTAATTGCTAACTTGTTTGCATTGTTTACAGCAAAGTAATGGTTGGAGCCTGTTGGAACATTGTAGAACCAAGTTCCTGCCGTGCCGTCACCACCAATCCAACGGTCTGTACCTGCTCCAGTGTTGCCTGATGCGCCGTCTACAGCTAAGTAGCCTGTTGCCTGTAAGTTTCCAGTAACGTCTATGCCTGTGGAGGTGGTGGCTAGTTTCTCTGCTCCGTTATAACGAAGGCTTGTCGCACCAGCACTATCAAACCTTGCATTAGCCACACCAGAACTATTTTGAATAAGGGTAAACGAACCATTGCTTTGAAGAACTAAAGCCCCTGTTCCTTCGTCAGCAACAAAACTATTATTACCATCATGATAAATCTGTAGGTCAGAGCCAGCACCAAAGATAGCTTTGCCGTTGTCTTGGAAGGTTACATTACCACTAGGGTTAGTACCCAGCTCTACAATAGCACCGCCATTGTCTTCAGTAAATAGTCGTTTGTCAGCTACGTTGACCGCCAGTTCACCCTGTACAAGATCACTTGCTGTTGGAACGGCAGAAGCAGTAGAGCTGTTCTTTGTTACAATTTTTGTTGCCATAGTTATATACCCTTAGTATGTGCCGCCGTTCAGCGTACCAGTAGTCATGTTGTCTGCGTTAAGTGTTGAGTTAGATTGTAAAGCTGTGTCAGCCTTCGTACCCTGTGCCGCTGTAGCGTAGTCCGTAGCCGCTGTAGTAGCTGCTGTGCCTAGTCCTAAGTTAGTTCTAGCAGCAGATGCACTAGCCAAGTCAGACAGGTTGTTAGCCTTCAGAGCTGCTGTAGACAACTCCGCTGCTGCCGCTGTAGCACTAGCTGCTGCTGAGGTTGCACTGCTTGCCGCTGCTGTGGCACTGGAAGCTGCTGCTGTAGCACTAGCTGCTGCATTGGTCTCAGCAGTCTCAGCGTTAGTCTCAGCAGTCTCTGCATTGGTCTGTGCCGTCTGTGCTGCTGTGGCGCTAGTAGCTGCATTGCTTGCCTGTGTAGAAGCTGTAGATGCGCTTGTGGCTGCGTTGGTAGCACTTGTAGCTGCCTCACTAGCCTTAGTTGTGGCTGTGGTTGCACTGGCTGCTGCGTTGGTTGCTGAGGTAGCCGCTGCACTAGCATCCGCAGATACAGAGGACTCTGAAGCAGCCGCAGCGGTAGCACTTGCAGCAGCATTGGTAGCTGAGGTAGCTGCACCTGTAGCTGATGCCGCTGAAGCAGTAGCTGAGTCACTAGCAGCAGTGGCTGAAGAGGAAGCATTAGAGGCCGATGTAGCAGCATTGCTTTCGGAGGTTGAGGCATTGCTGGCGCTAGTCGAAGCCTCTGATGCTTTAGTCGTTGCCGTAGAAGCACTGTTAGACGCACTGGTTGCGCTTGTAGCGGCTTCTGAGGCTTTAGTAGTAGCAGTGGTAGCACTAGCAGCGGAAGCCGTCTCAGAGGCTCCTGAGGCTGTCTCAGAGGCACTAGCTGCTGTAGCACTTGTGGCAGCACCTGTAGCACTGGTGGCTGCATTAGTCTCTGAGGATGCTGCGGCAGTTGCTGAGTTCTCTGCTGCTGTTGCGTAGGCTGCGACACCTGTAGCGCTGTTAGCTGCATCAGTAGCAGATGTGCTTGCTTCAGCCGCTTTAGTTGTAGCAGTAGTTGCAGAGTTAGCTGCCTCTACAGCACTAGTAGCTGCATCACTTGCTTTCGTAGTAGCTATGTTAGCTTGGGCTGTAACAATGGATATGGTAGCGTCCGTATTGGAATCGCCTGCACCACCGTCACCTCTAAATATAGCCATTATAGCTCCTACGAAAACAAGAGAGAAAAAAAGAAAAGGGAAAGGGGACTCCGAAGAATCCCCTTAGTTGTACTAGCTTATAGAACAGCCAGTACGAAGCCTGCTTCTGGACGCATTACTTGACAACCGTAAAGCGTATCAGCAGTGTATAGAGTACCCAGGAACTCCTGCTTGTACTGAGTCTGAGAACGTACAGCCTGCTGCTCTGCAAGAACATTGGTGTCCTTGTGGATCAGCTGAGCGCCACGAACGCCTGACTCAAGAGTAGGTACGTTAGTAGAAACGAATACGTCTACGCCGTACAGGTTACCAATCTTGCCAGTCTCTACGCTCTTGCCATTAACAAAGTCAGTAGAGGTGTAGCGATCAATACCCATGATAGCGTTACGCAGTGAAGGAGGAACAACGAAGCTACGACCGTCCATAGGAACGTCAGCGTCATCCATCTTCTGGATCAGACCACGGAATACTGCATCGCTGAAAGCGCCAATGTCAGCAGTACCGTCAGCGTCATAGGCTTCCAAAGCACCAGAAGTAGTGTTGATCTGGAAAGAAGCACTGGTGACCCAAGAAGAACCGTCGCCGTCGCCGAAAGACTTACCCAGAGTAAACAGATCGTCGTCTACCTGCTTAGCCAGACCATAACCAGCGTCGCCAGTGTAGAACTGACGCAGAGAAGCCAGAGCCTGTACTTCGGTGATGTCTTCAATCAGACGAGAGAACTCAAAGTGCTTGTTGATGTTAATCAGAACTTCTGACTCAACAGAGTTCTGGATAGTTACGGCAGTCTCTGCAACTTTAGCGTGAGCTGAACCACGAGTAGGCTTAGGTACGTGGATGGTGTCGCCTTTCTTACCAGTCATGCTCATCTTCTTGACGAGGTTAGCTAGTACGAGGTTGCTCTTGTATGCAGCAATTACTTCGTCACTCCAGATTTCTGGGATAAACTTAGCTGCGCTAGTGTTGTCTACTGCTCCGCCCATATTGGGATATACTGATGTAGCCATGATAATACTTCCTTAAAGAGATTTAGTTTCTGACTCTCCCTTCTTGGTATGCTTGCATGATCTCGTCAGACAAAGACAAATACCTATCAGGGTCGGTCTGCATTAGTTTAATAATGTCTGAGCGTCTATAAACTTTACGACTTGCTGCTTCACCACTACCTTTAGCATTGCCTGCTGAGGCGTTCTTAACTGCGGTTTTGCGACTAGCCTTCTCATTGGCTACAGTCTGTCCTACTACCTGTTGACGTTCTTTCCACGTAGTGAAGAGTTCATCAGCAGCTTCGTAGTCATACTGCGTGTCTGCCTGTGCAAAGAGCTGTGTACGAATCTTTGATCCCTTAATCCACTCAACAAACTTACCATCTTGTAGAATCTCTTGCATGTCGGGGTGACGTTGTTGCAAGTGAGACTGCGCTGTCTGCTGCTTGTACTGCTGAGTTTGTGCTTCAGCAGCTTTGATTGAAGGATGATTCTTAATCGCTCTCTCGACTGCCTTGTCGGGATCAGAGAAAAAGTCTATATCTTCTTCAGGTTCTTGGGTTGCTGGGGTGTTGTTGTCGAGTTGTGTCTGTATGTAGTTGTCTACTACTGACCGAAGTTCCCCTACTTCACTGCTCTGTCGGCCTAGTAACTTCTCAGCCTCCTGGTGCATCCGTACAATTTCAGCTGTTGACTTTCCTTGGTACTTCTCAGGGATTTCTTCTTCTTGAGGAGTCTCCTCTACTTGAGGTTCCTCTTGAATTTGATTTACTTCTTCTTCAGTTTCAACGTCTTCTGGACGCTCGTCTATTAGTGTTGCCATTATTAAACTCCGTGAGTATTCTCATTATGGAGGTGTATTATGCAGGGCTTCGGTTAGGAGTTGGCCTTGCGCTCTTGCTGCAGTTTCTGTGCTCTGTTCTTTTCCCACTGCCTGGTAGCACCCATAAAATCACCAGAGATAGGGTCTAACTTACAGCGCACAGCACTTACAATTCTTGTTGCAATCTTATCGCAGTCTAAGCAGGGGATGTGGGTACACTCAGAATCTGTGTAGCGTTCATTCGTGTGTCCATCCTCGCAGCGGTACTCGTAGATAGCTCTCATTAGCCAGCTTCTACTTCTTCTTCTGCCTGCATTGCTTGTTCTTCAGCTGCGTCGATTTGAGCTTCTAGGTTCAGTAGGTTAGCTATAACAGCGAGTTGGCCTTTACGGAAGTGCAGGTCTTCGTTGTCTTTGGCAGCTTCTACTGAGTTGATTACGAACGCATTAGAGTTAAGGTCTTCCATTAGCTGCTTCCAGCCGTCTGTTGCAAACATATCTCTAATGTTACGGTAATACAGCTCAAGGTCTTTATCAATCATACTGTTTCTCCTATTAGGACAGCGTTGTTTATATTAGTCTTACATAGTTATTATAACATAAAAGCATAAGAAAGTCAAGCATTATTTCTTCTTTTTACTTGACTTCTGCTCAGTTTTGTTGTATATGGCGTCCCAATTGGCTGCAAACTTCTTCTGGTCTGTCTTGCGCTGGGCACTTCCCTTGCCACCGTGTGTCTGGCCCTTCATCGCTTAACTGGCTTCTTCTTAGGCGGTGTTGTTGGTTTTTTCTTAGGTGGTCTACCTACTTTATTACCGTATGTACCTTTACCGTATGGCATATTACTTTCTCCTAGATTTAGCGCCAGAACATTTCCAACGCTTTCTTGATAAGTTATTAGGCGTGTTAGGGTCGTTCTGCTTTTCTTTAGGTAATCTCTTCTTAATGCCTAAACTCCTAGCGCAGTAGCTATCACCTTTAGAAGTTCCTGGTTTTACTCTAGGGCCTCCGCCTTTAGCCTTACCAGCCTGACCATAGCTTACTTTCTTGCCGCTAGAAGTTACTTTAACCTTAGCTTTACCTTTAGCAGGTGCTCTACCCTTTCTGTGGCTTTGCGTTGCTTTTGCCTTTGCCATTCTTAGCTCCTGTTTCCGCTATTTGTTTCTCAAGTTGTGCAATCTTCTTAAATAGTTCCTCAAACTGTACATTTACTTGAGCTACTACGTGTTCTAAGTCTCTATTGCTGACCATTGGGCGTCATTCCTTGTGGTTGTGGACGAGGTGCTGCTGGTGCGGGCTGTGGAGCTGCCTGCGTAGGCTGTGGAGCCGCCTGTTTAGCAACATTTTCCTCTTTAACGGCTACTTCACGCTCTTTTAGCAGCTGTTTAGAGATTTCTAAGCGTCTCTGGAACTCTTTATCGTCTGCGTCACCCTTGTCTAGGTTAGTTGTAACAGCTTTGATGCGGTCAATCTCCAGTTCTTGCGGTATAGCCTGTGCTTCAATGGCAATCTTCTGCGCTCTAGCTTGCGACTCAGCAGCTTGGCCGTTAAGTGCAGCAGTTTGTGATGCCTGGAAGGCCATTTGACCCTGTTGAGCCATCTGTTGAGCCTGCTGAGCTTCTGGGTTAGGCTGATTAGCCTGCTCAAGAGTAGCAATAAGCTCTTCACGGTTAGACAGGTTCATGTTGTCAATGATAGACATAACCAGCTTAGGATACATTGGCGTGTCTGGTGACATGGTTTGTAGCAACTGCACAAGCTGTGTAACTTCGTACTCACGGGCGATGATGCCTAGTGCGCTAGAAGTGTGGAACTTGTAGTCAGCTACTGGATACAGCTCAGGCTCAAACTGCATGTAGCGCCAAGCAGTCTTCTGTACGAAAGGAATCAGGAAGGACTCTTGGAAGTTGATTAGGGTACGCTTGTGGCGCTTAATGATAGCACCTAGTGACATAGAGACACCAGCAGCGGTGGCGTCGCCGTTGATAGAGCCAGAGATACCAGCACTGTCAATAGCGCCTGTAGCAGTCTGTACCATAGTCTGTAGCGACTGAGCCTGTGCAAAGGTAATCTGGTTAACATTACCGAAGTTAAAGGGCTGTAGTATCTCAGCAGGGTTGCCGTTGGTTAGAATGGTCTTACCTGGCTGTATGGAAGGCTTAGCACCACGAGGCATGCGACTAGCGTCCATAGCCATCATTGGGTGTATAGTCAGTGCTAGAGCATCGATTCTAGCGCGTAGTTCCGTGTCTAACGCCTTTTGACTGTTATACCCTTTCTCACATACTCCTCGACCCCAGAAGCGGCTAGGAACGACATCCCATGGGAATGCTACGACAGGACGATCTTCCATCATGTAGGGGTTCTTAGAAGCCTTCAGCAGTACACCGCCGTTAGCAATAACAACAACAGCTTCTACATAGTAAGAGTCGTCTTCATCTTCAAAGGTAACAACCTCTTCTTCAGAGTCCTTCTCTTCCATAGCCTTGTCTAACAGGTGGCGAGGAACAAGTCCGTAGTACTTAGTCAGTCGTACTTTGTCTTCATCAAAGCGTGTCAAGTCCTGATCAGGCTCAATGTTAAAGTCTGGAGAGGCGAGCTGTATGTCTACGTCACGGTATACACCGCTTTCCTGTAACTGCTCTACTGAGTGAGCTGACACAAACTCATCTACTGCACAACCCAGCGCAGATTCAATGTCTGTAGCTACTGGGTCAATCAGGAAGTTCTGAGGCATCACAGGGCGCAGCTTAACGCATGTACGATCCTGTATGTTAACACCTACCGCTGTAAGCTCACCGCCCATCACAGGCTGTGTAGCAGGCTTCATTTCTTTTTCTTCTTCAAGAACAATCTCAGCAATGCCTGTACCGAACACAGCAGCGTTAATCAGACACTCTGCCACACCCTTACGTACCTTGTTCTTTTTAAAGTCTTGCTCTAGCGCGTTACGCAGCAAAGCAATGTCTCTGTTGTCTTGATCGTAGACATCATCTTCAATGTCAAACCACTTGCCACGACCAAAGGTAGCTTCTTCTAGCTCTGCTACTGAAGACTCAACAGCCTGCTGTAGAGCAGGAGAGATAATCTTAGAGCGTTCTGTGTCGCGTGTACGGTCTTGTGCAGACCACTGACCACGCCACAGGCGGTAGTATTCTTCAAACTTCTGTGAGTAGTTGGCTTCAAAGTGGTCACGCCAGTCATCACACTTATCAATTACCCAGTCTTCTAGGTACTGCTCTGTAGCAAAGTTGTCGTTACCTTCTAGTTCCATAATTAGTAGCCTGCGTATTTGTCTAGGAATTCGTAGTCCTCTTCCTCGTAGTCAAAAGCATAAGAGACCTTAGCTAACTGGTCTATATATGCAAGAGCATCTATCAAGTCATCGTGGACTAATTGGTTAGGGAACTGGAACAACTCGTCTAGGAACTGAGCATTCCACTTGCCTTTGTTTAATACTAAGTTACCGTGTTCTAAACGGCCCTGTAGCGCCCACACGATCCTGTCTGTCTTCTTCTTGTTGCCGTGTGTCAGCTCTTCAATCCTAAAGAAGCGTTGGTTCTTCTTCATTATATCGTTCAGGTAGGGGGCAACAGCGTTCTTTAACGCACCCTTCTCAATGCCTACTGCAACTGGTTGGTAGTCTCTGACTGCTTCAAAGATTCGTCGTGCAGTCTCTTCGACGCCCCAACGGCCATGTACGATATTAGCAACCCACCAGCCTTCGACGCCCGCTTTAACCACAGCAATTGCCGTCTGGTCAAGTCGTTTGGTTTTAGTCGTGACTTTCTGTACATCTGCAAATCCTGCCAAATCGACAGCAATGTAATAATCACCATCAGTAGGTTCTTCCTCGCTAAATCTAACATCTTCTTCTTTAAACAGCTCACTGCCGTGTGCCTCAAAGGATGCCATAAACTCCTGACGGAACGAGAAGGCTGACATAGAGCCTTTAGCTGCTTCAATCTCTTCAGGGTCTAGCAGTGGGTTATCGTAGCTAGTAAAGTGGTAACCCTTGAACGTAGGGTCTTCCGACACACTAGCGTAAGTGTATAGGTCATAGAAGTGGTTGCGTCCCATAGGCGTACCAATGAACAGTGCCTCACCCTTCTGATCCGCTAGAGCAGGGCGAAGGATTTGCTCCCACACCTCTGGCTTCATGTCTGCGTATTCGTCCATACACAGGAACTTCAGACTAACACCACGCATAGTCTCAGGTCTATCAGCACCCTTCAGGGAGATGGTGCAGCCATTGACTAGCTTAATCTGTAGGTTGTTAACGTGTGCTGACGCTATAACGTTGTGCCCTAGCTCGAGCAACAGCTGCCACATAATGTCTCTAGCCTGACCCTGTGTAGGGGCAACGTAGAACACCTGACCTTTCTTCTCAGACAAAGCACTGATGATCAACCGCCAAGCAGCTAACCTACTCTTACCTGTACGTCTACCCGCAGCTACCACTTTAAAGCGTGTAGTGTCTTCCCAGACTTCTTGCTGCCAAGGTAACAGCTCAACTGCTAAATCAGTCAAGCTAGTACGTCCACATTACAGGAGGCTCATTACCGTCAAGGTGGCGGATGTCAACATGCACAAACTGACTAGCAACTCCAATTCCTGAAAAGCCCATCTTGATAGCCTCCTCAACAATCTTAAACCGCTGTATACCGTCTGTAACTTTAATGTCCGCTGCAATGCCTTGGGCATGGGTTCCTGGTGTCTCCTTTTTAGCTTCTATGGGGTGGTCTTCACTTCTGAAGCCACTCGTGATAACGAAGGGGAAACCACACCTAGCACGCAACAAATCTAACTTCAGCAACAGCCTGTCACTAATCTCATTCTCGCCAGTGTACTGACAAGCAAACTCTTCCCTAGTAAAGTAATCTAAGTCTTGATTTATATCATACATCTGTATAGTCCCCTTCAATGGGTTCTTCGCCGCCAGAGATCACTGTAGTCTCACCGCCAACACCTGTAATGGAGATGTTGATGGCACTCTTGCCTCCGCTGGCCTTATCCTTCTCAAAATAACTAACAGGCAACAACCTGTCCATGCAGAGCTTCCATGCTGCTGCTTGATTCTTGTGGTCATCATCTAACGCGGCATTTAGGATACTGTCTAACACCTTCCTACTCTTAGGCGATGCTAACATCCTTGCTTTGTAGTCATTGATGATGGAAGCGTCACCTTTAGGTCTTCCTACGCCTCTACGACTGCCTTTAGTAACAGCCTTAACATCTGCCTTCTTAGGTCTTCCTATCTTTGCCACTGAATTGCCTCTTTAGAGATTCTAGTCTATAGAGACTGAACAGAGTTGCTTTCTAACCCTTTAGGGATACCTATAGGACAACTACTAGTAGTTAACCTTTCAGACCTCCTATAGGGCACTAAAGCGACATTAAAGCAATGCTTTTCAATCTATATAGTTATTATAGCATACTTTTTAGCAAATGTCAAGCACTATTTACTGTTAATGTTACGCCATAGGCTCCCCTGTTCCTTTCTAGGCGGATTCTCAGCCGTAACAGCGTCTCCGCAGTCGCCTTCATAGCCCTTTGTTATCAACAACTTAGACTTTATAGCTATATGTTATAACTGTGTTGCTTTTTAGTCTAATTTAGCCCTATTTTGTATCTGAGCTGGTACAGTAACAATCTCCGCAGCTACGCCACCTCCCCCGTCCCCTCTAGCATACCCACCTTAGTCTGTCTAGCCTGGAGTGTGACCAGCAGAGGCTGATTAGTCACCATAGATTCTGTACAGGCAAGAGAGAGTATGCTAGTAGGTACTGCTCAGGACTACTAACACTGTCTAGCCACCCCGTCAATGCTTTACCTATTTATTAGTGTGACTCAATAGCCTGGTCTGGTCACGTTAGGTTACATAGCCATAGCAGCTCCAGAATCGTCGTCTAAGCTACTTACCTGTTAGCCTATGCCATAGCATTGCTACAGGTGCTAAACGCTGGCATTTACTAAAGCCCAGCAATGGCGCGGCCTACAGCGCAGCTCTATATACCTATATATAGTAGGTAGATAGCTATAAGTTTGATGAATACTTTGTTGTTCCATTATATAAAATAAATATGCAAATAATTTGAACTAACTAGCAGCAGTGTTGACTAAGTACTACAACAATGAAGCGCATAGCGCAAAGGACTACAACAATGACCAACAAAATAAACTTTAAAGATCGCGATACCTTATCTATGCTGCGCGAAGCTGTAGGGCATGCTGAGATCAGGGTCAGTCAAAAGCGCAGAGAGCTAGAAAACCCTACAGATTTGGAAATGGCCCGCATGAGAGTGAGAGAATCTGAGTTTAGCCTGCTATCTTCTCAGCTACATTTAGAATGGCGTTTAAGTCTAAATAAAGAATATGCTAAATTAAACGATAGTATCGAAAGGAAAAAAGATAAGCTGCAGGCAGATATCGCCAGACTAGACGTAGAGAGGGCGCAGCAGCATCTAGACTCGGCTGAATCTACATATAGATTGATACTCTCTCAGCAATAGTTGATTTATATTAGGCATTCGCATAGAGTGCCTAGCATTAAACCAATTAATACAGACCAATAGAGGACTAAACAATGGATAACCAAAACCTATATCAATCGCTATTTCCCAGTGTATCTTTTAGCGACAAGGTAGCTGTATATTTTAAAGACGGTTCAGTTATTGAGCTAAAGCATTTGTACTACGATAGCTCGGCACTAGACCAAATCTGCTGGGAAAATGTAACCGATTGCCATGAAATCTAAAAGGGGCTTTATAATGAACACTTACATAGATATAAAAGAGCTGATACCCGAAATACTGGAACTAGGCTGGGCTGTTAAGAATGATACTTGGACGGATTGCCCATGGTCTGTTTATGACCAGTTACAAGCAGACTATGTAGCATATTTGTTAGAAACAGGGGCTTTATAATGGATAATCAACGTCAAATTGAGATTAACAGGGCTCACGCCTACCTAATGCAGAAAGAACTGGATAGGGAGCTAAACAAGATTAACAGAGTCTATTACTGCACGTTAACTCTGGCCGTCCTTACTATACTCGGTGGCCTAATTATTTATATTAATTCAATCTGGAGCGTATAAGATGAGCATTGAACAACTGAAAAACGATTTCTCAGACTTCGACAATATAATCAGCGATTGCAACCATGTAGTGCGTAGGTTCTATCGCTGCTATGTCAACGGCGATTACGGCGAAGATGTTTATACCAAGCTACAGACTCACTGGTTAGATGTTAACACTGACAAGCAGGCGCGGATGTTTGTTATACAATCTTTCGTTGAATATAACGCGCTCGACTACTCACTGAGCACCCAGCAAGTGCAGCGCTGGTTAGTTAACAACATAGGCCGTGATAAACTGGAGCAGTTAAACCAGCAGCTAATAAATGACGTTAGGGAATTGAAACAGGAGGTTGCAGCATGACCAGCAGAGAAAAAATAGAAGGTCTTTATATGGATTGGTTCAATAACTTTTTAACCGTTGATAGATTCGCGGAATACTACGGCCTAACAGTAGAGCAAGCCAGCAGAGTAATAAACACTGGCCGCGCTTTAAACCATAGAAGGCCGTCATTGTCTAACCATTGGCAACGCCTACGCGCAGATTATCCAGCTATTGAGCGCAACGCCTAAATATTCCCTGTAGTAGTCCAACCTTTGCCCAGTGTTAAAGCTGGGCTTTTTTATGCGCCTATATAATATAAGCCTGTTTAAGGCCCTGCAATGCCACCCAGTACCCTAGCACCTAAAACACTGTAAAACGGCTTAGACGGCTTTATATGGCCTTGTAGGACTATAGCTAGTGGTTGCTGGTAGTTGTTACACCATAGCATCGCTATTGCTGGGTGCTATAGACGCAAGAGTCCCTATGAGTACCGAGGCAACCTGTTTCCCGTAATAGAGGCAATAGAGAGGCAATAGAGAGAGACTATAACGTGACCAGAACCTGGCATTGGGTCACACTATAGGGCTATAGAGTATTGAACTATTGAGGGAGAGAGACTCTAATACCCTGCACTTTAACCAATAGAGAGAGAGATAACATGGCTATAAAGATTCACACGGTTGAACGCACTAGGAAAATACGCGCGCAAGATGTTTGGATGATTGTTTTGGACGTAAAAGCTAAAGGAAGAGGCTACAATGATTTTCTTGGGTTTCATTGTCATGGTATAGACATAGAAATTACTGGCACAACCCTGCACGATATATTTTTAGGCGCTTTAAGCCAAGACCATAATAAACACTTTAGGGCATTATTAAAAAAACATATTGATTATTTAGATGCAGAAGACAGGGAGGCTATATAGTGGATTTTGCAGATATAGAGAATGATCAGCTTCGAACTGAGGCTATAGAGCGCTATGTTGTATGGATTGAGAGCCTGCCCTATAGAGTAGGTAGAGCTGAGCAGGATAGCATCAGAGAGACTATAATTAACGACCTGGAGAACTAATATGCAACTATTTAAAGGCCCTAATGATACGTTACACGGTGATGAACACTTAATAGAGCTAGAAGACTGGGAGCTGCGGGAGAGATTCTTTAGCGTCCTGAGAGAGTTAACAGCAGCAGCAGACACTATAGAGAAACTGAAAAGCCCTAAATGGACTCCTTACCCTGAAGATATTGAAGCGCTACAGGATACTTTAGAGGAGCTGAAGTATTCTTTGAAGTAGAACTGCTAGTAGTTATTGCTACAGGAAGGCTGTTTTGTTACTATATAGTCCTGAGGGTAGCATAGATTTTAACAATTGACAAACAGGAATTTAAAATGTTTAAAGAATATATGGTTAAGGGGACTATGAACCCTGAAGTGCAGGCAGTGTTTAAAGCTGCCGCAGATATTAGCAACGGTGTTTTCTCACTGAAGGAAGCAGCGCAGCATTACAAAGTACATCCAGCAGTGATTGTGCAGTTTATATCAGAGAGTGCAGAGTATGATATGGTGTTCAGTAGAGGAGGCGATAATGATTCTAACTAGTAGAGATCGCTTGGTGTTAGAGGGAAAACCTGTTAGAGTGAAGGGTAGCTACAATATACCAGAAGAGAGGACGGCGTATTGCAAGCATCCAGAGCAGACAGACTGGACTAAACCCTGCCCAATATGTAAGCGCAGGATTCGTGTAATAGCTAAACACTTAGAGAGTAAATCAGCATGGTTATCTTAGGACGCAACTTAACAATAGAGTATAGACTGGGCGTAGGTTTTGATCTGGAGTTTCCAGACAGCAGGCCAGTGTGGATATACAATGTCAGCAAAGAGAGCATAGAAGTAATGCCTTTTCAGGGTGTTATCCTACATCTACCACTTTGCCTAATCAGCTTTGGCAGAGTTTATGAGGAGATTTTTGAATGAGTGTAGCAACCCATCAACCCTGCCCAGACTGTGGCAGCAGCGATGCGCTACAGGTGAACAAGAATAGCACCTATTGCCATAGCTGCGGGACATATACAAAGACTGAAGGAGGCTATCAACCTGTAGAGATACCGCAGGATGATCAGCCTACACCAAAGCCCAGCTTCAGTGCTGTGGAGAACATGCTAACCACGGGTAAGTATCAGAGCATAGTATCCAGAGGACTCACCACCGCCACAGTGAAGCATTACGGCATCCTAGAGACTCCAGACAGAACTTATTTCAGCTATCACAACCCTGATAATGCTTTAGTGCCTATTGCGGCTAAGATACGGCTACCTGATAAGCAGCACAGCATTGTAGGAGACTGGAAAGGCGCTGGGCTATTCGGTCAGCATTTGTTCTCTGCTGGCTCTGCCAAGTATGTCACCATCACTGAGGGAGAGTTTGACGCTGCTGCAAGCTACCAGATGCAAGGGAGCAAGTACCCAGTAGTGTCAGTCTGTAATGGCGCTAGTGGCGCTCTGAAGGACTGTAAGGCAGCCTACGAGTGGCTAGACAGCTTCGATGCCATTGTCATCTCTATGGACTCTGATGAACCTGGTCAGAAGGCTGCGAGAGAGATTGCAGAGCTGTTTGGTGGTAAGTCAGCCATTATGAAGAACCCACCAGAATACAAGGATGCCTGCGACTACCTAGCCGCTAATGACTCCAAAGCATACATTGCTGCCTTCTGGGGAGCAGAGAAGTTTGTACCTGATGGTATCATCAATGGCGCTAGTCTCTGGGATGAAGTGAACAGGCCAGTAGAGAAGTCTGCTGTAATGTACCCATGGGAGAGCCTGAACAAGCTAACCTACGGTATCAGAGAGGCTGAGCTAGTCACCATCACAGCAGGCTCTGGACTAGGTAAGTCACAGTTTGTGAGAGAGATAGTGTGGCACATCCTGAAGCACTCTGAGGAGAACATAGGCTTACTATTCCTAGAAGAGAACGCACGTAAGACTGCACTGTCTCTAATGTCACTGGCGGCTAACAAGCCCTTGCACCTACCTGATATAGAAAGCACTGAGGAGGAACGCTGGGAGGCTTTTGAGGCTACCATGGGCACTCAGAGGTTGTTCATGTTCGACCACTTCGGTTCTACCAGCATAGACAACATCATAGCTCGTTGCCGCTACATGGCTAAGGCGCTAGACACCAAGTTTCTGTTCCTAGACCACGTTAGTATTGTTGTATCTGCACAGAGCAACGGTGACGAGAGGAAGGCGCTGGACGAGATATGCACAAAGCTGCGTATGTTGGTTCAAGAGACTGGTATCACACTGTTTATGGTGAGTCACCTGAAGAGACCAGACGGTAAAGGCCACGAGGAAGGCGCTGCTAGTAGTCTGTCACAGCTCAGAGGCTCTGCATCCATTGCACAGCTCTCAGACATGGTGATAGGACTAGAGAGGAATGGTCAGGCTGAAGACCCAATAGAAAGGAATACTACCAATGTCAGAGTGCTGAAGAACCGCTTCTGTGGTACTACAGGGCCAGCTGGCGGGTTGTTATTTGACCAGAAAACAGGTAGAATGGTAGAAGTTAAGGAAGAGGGATTATAAATGAGATGCATAGCGTGTAACAAGAATTTATCGGACTTTGAGTCTACAAGGAAATCTGCTGAGACAGGAGAGTTTTTAGATTTGTGCAATGACTGCTTCTTTTACACTGAGGATGACATTGCTACCATTGACAGAGATGATCTGAGAAGTGAATCTGACACAGTATTGGAGAGCCAAGAATATGAGCAAGATTGGAACTTGGGTAATGACAGTTCAGGAGAGTAAGGCTGAACTGAGTAGACTAAACCCTTTCGACAAACACAGTAATAAAGAAAACGCAGCGAGGCAGTATTATGTTGATTACGCTGGATATAGAAACCAACACCAGCCACGACACTATCTGGATAGTAGTAACTCAGGACGTTGAGACTGGTGAGATGCTAGAGCACTACTCTGCTGAGACTCTGGAGCCTCTGCTGCGTGGCTCAGAAGGCGTTATTGGTCACAACATCATAGGCTTCGATGCGCCAGTGCTAGAGAAGCAGTGGTCACTACAGATACCTACAGAGAAGCTAAAGGATACGCTAGTACTCAGCAGGCTCTGGAACCCGTCTTTGGAGGGTGGACATAGCCTGGACTCTTGGGGCAAACGCTTTGGCGACCACAAGATAGACTTCCACGACTATGACGGTGGACTGTCTGATGAGATGGTGGAGTATTGCAGGCAGGACGTAGCACTAACCACAAGGCTGTATAAGCATTTAACAGACACACTGAAGCGAGAGGAGTTTAAACAGCAGTGCGTAGATTTAGAAGAGAAGGTGTACACCATTACGGCTCAGCAGGAGCGCAACGGCTTCATGCTAGACGTAGAAGCAGCTACTTCACTATGGCAAGACATAACTCACAAGATGAGGACGATAACAGCGGAGCTACAGAAAGTGTTTCCACCTATAGTGGAGGAACGCTGGAGCGAGAAGACAGGCAAGAGACTGAAGGACAAGGTGACTGAGTTTAACGTAGGCTCTCGTAAGCAGATTGCAGAGAGGCTAGAAGGTGTAGGTGTTAAGTTTAAGTTACAGACTGAGAAGGGAGCTATCATTGTTAATGAGAAGGTGCTGGAAGGCATCGACATCCCTGAAGCTAAGATGATCTACGAGTACCTGATGCTACAGAAGAGAGCAGCACAGATAGACTCTTGGTTAACTCACGAGAAGGACGGCAGGGTACATGGTAGGGTTATCACCAATGGCGCTGTAACAGGCCGTATGACGCACCACAGCCCTAATCTGGCACAAGTACCTTCTGTGTCTGCACCGTATGGTAGAGAGTGTAGATCATTCTGGACTGTGCCTGAGCACCACAAGCTAGTAGGCTGTGATGCCAGCGGCTTAGAGCTGCGTATGCTTGCACATTACATGCGTGACGAGAACTACACCAACGAAATACTCAGCGGTGACATCCACACAGCTAATATGAAAGCAGCAGGACTCACTGACCGCAACCAAGCCAAGACTTTCATCTATGCCTTCCTGTACGGTGCAGGGCCAGCTAAGATAGGTCAGATAGTAGGAGGTGGCTACAAAGAAGGACAACAGCTTACAGATTCCTTCCTACGCAACACACCAGCACTGGCTAGGCTACGAGAGCGTGTATCTAAGTTCTCAGCAGGCGGTACACTTCCAGGTTTGGACGGTAGGCGCTTACGGGTCAGGTCAGAGCATGCAGCACTTAACACGCTGCTACAGGGTGCAGGCGCTATAGTTATGAAGCAGGCACTGGTGTTGATGGTAGAGTCACTAGACACGTACGCTATTCCGTACAAGCTAGTAGCTAACGTGCATGACGAGTTTCAGATAGAAGTACCAGAGAATTTTGCTGATGTAGTAGGCAAAGCAGCAGTACGAGCCATCAAGAAAGCAGGAGAAGTGTTAGACCTGCGCTGCCCTCTTGATGCTGAATACAACGTAGGTAATAACTGGGCAGAGACGCATTGACAAATGTGTACGAAATATGGTATAATATACATAGATCAGTTGTGATCTAAAACAGCACTTAAACGCAACAATTCAATCAAAGGTGATATTATGAGTGAAGCAAAACCAGTAACAGTAAACGCAGAGATGATGTGGTCTAGCCTACAAGAGGTAAACCGCATGTCAGGTAAGTACCAAGTAGACCTAGCACAGCTATCCTCAGCAGCAGTAGAAGCTCTGGAGATGATGGGCTTGAGTATCCGAAACAAGGAAGGACAAGGCGACTTTGTAACTGTAAAGTCTAATCATCCTATCCGCGTGTACGACACTGACGGTAAAGAGATTACAGGCATCCTAATAGGTAATGGCTCTAAAGCTAAGGCTGTACTGTCCTACTACGACTGGAAGTCTCCAGCGGGTCAGGCAGGTCGTAGTCCTAAGCTGTTCAAGCTAGTAGTCACTGACTTAATCCCCTATGGCGGCAAGGAAGAGTTTGTCGAAGTAGATATGGAAGAAGCCCTGTGATATTAATTGATGCAGACATTCTAGTCTATCGTGTAGGCTGGTCATGCAACGAAGAATCTGAGAAGACGGCCATCAGCACCATCGATGGCTTTGTCTCAGACATTCTGTTGCAGCTCAACGTAGACGAAGAAACAGACTACTATGTTCTGTATCTCACTGGCAAAGGAAACTTCCGCAAGGAATATGCCGTTACTGCTGAGTACAAAGGAAACCGTAAAGATAAGGCAAAGCCCGTGCATATACAGGCACTACGCCAACACCTTATCGACAAGTGGGCTGCTGTGGTTACTGAAGGAGAAGAGGCAGACGATGCCATAGCCATAGCAGGTACACTACACGGTGATAAAGCCATCATGGTTTCTCTAGACAAGGACTTTGACCAGATTCCAGGTTGGCATTATAACTTTGTTAAGAAGAGTAAATACTATGTTAAGCCAGAGGACGGCTTACGCTTTTTCTACCGCCAGATACTGATGGGTGACAGGATTGACAACATCATAGGCATCAAAGGTATTGGCGAGAAGAAGTCAGAGAAGATTCTGAAGGACTGTGTTACTGAGCAGGAACTCTACGACAAGTGCGTAGAAATGTACGATGGAGACGAAGACAGAGTAATAGAGAATGGTAGGATGCTCTGGCTACGTAGGTACGAAGGTGAGGTATGGAGTTTCAATGAAACCAAGGAATAACGGAAGATGGACAGAAGCGCGTTTCCGATCCTTTATCGTCTCTGCACTCAGACAAGCTCACGCTAAGTGGGGTGTAAAGCACGATGTCAAGTCAGCGGCTAGGGTAGCTAGAGGGATGTACAAGTGTGCCAAGTGTGGCAAAGGCTCTCCAGCTACTCTACCACCGCTAGAAGGAAAGAAACGCAGACGCAACAACGCAGCAGTAGACCACATAGACCCAGTAGTAGACCCAGCAGTAGGCTTCGTAGATTGGAACACCTACATAGACAGAATGTTCATAGAAGCTGAAGGGTATCAAGTACTGTGTCACAAGTGTCACACTGCAAAGACTAACGCAGAACGTAAGAGGCGTAAAAAATGAACCAAGTAGAAATGTTTTATAGACCCACTGACCCTGAGACAAGTAGGTTAGCAGCGCAACAGATGTTTAGTTCTGGTGCTATGGA